CACTCCTTGTACAAACAGGTACAGGTATATTTATGGATGCCATCGGCCTGATTGATGACGATGAGCGAGCCCCAGTCGTCCCCCAGTTTCGGCGGCAGTTTGTCTGGATCTGCCCCAGCCTTGTGCCATTCGATTATGGGAGCCATCGCCGGCACCGTGCCGGTAAAGGCGTAAACGGCATCATCCGTCACGACGATCTTCTGGTGTTTCGTGCCGGCGATCAAATCGGTAAACAGCCGCAATCCGTCGGCCGCTATCTCGTTTCGGTCAATGGCGATCGTCGTCATCGTTGCTCCCTATTTCAATGAGATCCACGTCTGGCTTGCTGATCTTCGGGCAGAACGGGCTATGGAAAAGTTGGACGAGATGCCCGCAGAGATGACGCACGCCGTTGATCGCCGCGCCTCTGTGAAAGCTGCGGTCAGACAAGGATGGAAAGATCAACGCGCCAAACTCTTCCGGCGAGAACGGCTTGCCGCTGCGATGCGTGATGCAATGCGTGACCAGAACGTCCGCCACTTCCTTTTCGCACTCGGTCAAACGCCTCGACACCCACATATAGCGTTCGTGCCGGTCGCGGATGTGTTGCGCTACGCCACCCAATCCGCCCAACCCGGCACCGGCGCCTCCGCCCGATGCGTTCAGGTCGGCAATCCGCACCTTGTTGTGCAGCTCGGCATCGCGCGCGAACGTCATGAACGCCAGCCGATGCTCGATCAGGAACTTGTCTGAGTGCATGTCGATGACGCTGCGGAAGTGATACCGGCGTTCCGCACCGCGGCTGCGCGCCTTGGATTTGCCGTCCTCGCTTTCCTCGTCACGCATTCTGCCGATATAGCCACTGGCCCGCGCCATGCGTTCCGGCGTCGGCGCGTTCTCATCCACATTGCGCGCCGGCTGTTTGTACCGCAGGGGATTGCCCTGGATTTCGAGTGATGCCCGCGAGAGCTTGACCGCTTCCAGACGCGCAATCTTAGCCGCGTCGGAATAGCCGTTGGCTGCGGCGTAGTCTGCTGCTGAGTGTGTTACGACGCGCGCCTCAATCAGTTCCGCAAGAACCCGCTGCATGTCGGGTGTCGCCCTGATCTTCTTTCCTTCTGCCAACAAAACCCCCATCATATTCCCACTCCTCACGATCGCGCTTATTGCAACTGCTCAAACGCATCGAACATCTGGTGCGCGTTGCGGTGGACACGCGAGCCGTTGATTTCAGGGGGGCCGTTGTAGACAGGATCGGTGTAGCGCCATTCAATCGGCGGCGCCTTCTTGCCGGGGTGCATGGGTGACTCAGCAATCGGCTGCGGTGCGCTCTCTTTTTGCACGAGGCGTAAGCCCATGAGCGAATCCCGCAAGGCTTCCAGGCGGCCGACTATGTCTCGGGTGCGCTCGTCGTTGCGCGCGATCATGGCGTCGAGTTGCAAAAGAAGGTGCAGATGATAGGTCGCCGCTTCGGCGTCGAGCTTCTGCAAATTCGTATCGGCAAACTCGCGCCACTCCTCGAGCGCGCGTTGCGATTGATCAATGAGATCCTGAAGTACCATGTTGCCTATGCCCCCAAGTTTGTTGATGAACGCCCCGAACATCCAATAACAGAACGTAGCGTTTTTCGCTATATGCTGGACACAAAAAAGCGTGCGAATTTCTGATCGCCTGCCGCGATGACCTTGCGCATCTCGGCCATGTCGGGCGGCTCGCTCTCCGGCGCCGGCGCTTTTTCCGCTATCTCGTATTTGCGGGCTTGCTCTAGGATTTCCTCAACGATCATGCCCAGCGCGCCCCGGCAGCGAATACCGAGATAGGGCTTCACAACCCTGGTGTTGACGTAACCGATGACGGCGGCGGTGTGTGTCAGGGAGTGACCGGCCCGCAACGCGGCAATGATGATCGCCTGCCGCATCTCATCGTTGAATGCGCCTGCGCGAATCTCGGCCATTGATCCTTTGAAGCCATAGATGCGCTTGGCGATGGTAACGATCGCGTCCGTCCCCGGCCCTGCCGCGTGGTGCATTCGCGGTTTCTGCCTAGACATTTTCGAACTCCTTTTTGAGCCTGGAGATCTCGGCGTTGATCTGGTTGTCGAAGACGCGCCGTTCATCAGGACGGGGCGGACGCGGTGGCCGTGGTGGATAGGCGACGTGGTGGTGGACACTGCACCACGCCTGGCCCGGCACGACCGGCTCCCCGCAGAACGTCCAGTCTTGATCCGAGACGGGGTCGCCGTGAACGAAACGGCAATGGTGCTTTTCCAGGTTTTCAACGGTGATGCGCTTGGCATTCGCTGGCCGCACGATCCGGTTTTCCGGCACGAATGGTTCGGGTGCATGGACTGGACGCAGGACAGGCTGGCGAGCGACGCGTGGCGGAACGCGCCTGTGTGGTGTCGGCTTGTTGTCGCGCCGGGAATTTCCGCCCCTTTTCAGCCCCAGGCGGTTGAGCCGCCCGATGACCGCATTGCGGCTGCGATCGTTTGCCAGTCGGGCGGACATCTGCGATGCCGACAGCCCTTCCAAGAACCATTTCCTCAACTTGGCGTCGTCGTGGTCAGACCAGTTTGCCATTTTTTCGGACTTTCCCTTGTGATTTTTCCAAACGCGGACACAACTAACGCTATGGAAATGCTTAATTTTCTTCCGTCACATAAGCGCAAAGTTCCGGGTGCGCGGCCAGCAGTGCCCGGCGCATTCGGTCCTCGTTTTGGCGGCATTGCAGACCCAAAGGCTTCTCAACCCGCCACCTGCCAAAGCAGTCCTGGGGCTCGTACAGAGCGGCGCTAGGAACCTCATAGGAGGCCGCTGGACGGGGTTTTGGCTTTTTGGATGGCTGGGTAGCGGGCCGATCAAAAATCGCCGTCAGCGGCGCGCTCTGTGCCTCCTGCGCACAAAGAAACTCGACCTTGTCCCTGCATGTGGCTAAAATCTCGGAAACACCGGGACGCGCCATGAAGACCTCGGCACGGTCCAGCATGTTGTAGACGCACGAATGATCGCGCTTGAGAAACTGGGTCGCGATCCGCATGAGGGAGATGTGCGGCAGGAACTCGCGAACAAGCACCACGAACAGGAATCGGGCGTTGACGTAGCGGTTTCCGCGACGGGGTCCCGTCAGGGCCTCGACACTGACCCCGGTCTCCTTGGCAACGATGCGGCGGATGTCGGCCACCCAGAGACGGCGGCGTGCGGGGGAGGTTTGCATGGCCTATCTCTGCCTCCTCATGCCATCCGGCCGATAAACTTCGCAGAGCGATGGTTCCATCGCCTTCGGTCCCACGTAGGTTTTCGATCCGGGGGGGCCGGCCAGTTTATCGACGGGCCAATACTCGACGCCGTGCTTCTCGATCTGGTGTTGCCATTCGTTGTCGTCCCATGACGACCAATCGGGCCTGCTGGCATGAGATCCGCTAGGCACAGACCAGCGCGCGTCACTGGCACAGGCACCGTTGCCGTACCCGCCTTCGATCAGTTTCTGGAAGCTCTTGCGCTGGCACAGGAACGTAAGATCCGCCCTGAAGGCGATCTCGGTCATCCCGCGCAGCATCTTGGACTTGGCCACGTTGACGAGTGCCTCTCGCCAGACCGCCAGCAGCGCCTCTCCCGTCGGAGATGGCCCGGCGTGCTCTGCCATGCGGGCGTAGATGTCGCGAGCGCGGTTGTCGTTAAAACTCGCGTCCCTGGGAACACTCAGGTCGTGCGCCTTGGCGAACTCCTGCCATTCGGCGAAGGCAATCCTTGCGATCTCGCGTTTGGATGTTTTGCGATCAACACCACCGCCCCCCTCAAGGGGGGTAGGGGGGTACTTTAATTCTTTTTCTTCTTCTTCTTTCTTCTTTCTTCTAGGAGCACAGTTCTGGTGTTGCTCAGCAGCAGAAGTCTGCCAGACTTCTGCCTCATCAAGTGTTGATTTTGCTTGTGATTTTTGAAATGTTTTAGCGAAACTTTCCTGAAACTTTCCTATTTTGTCATCAAGTTTGGCCGAAACATCTAAAAGTTTGGCCGAAACTTCGGAAAGTTTGGCCGAAACTTCGGAAGGTTTCGCCGAAACTTCGGAAAGTTTGGCCGAAACTTTCTGCTCTGAAGGCAGCGTTGAACGTCGTTTTCCCTCCTCTCTGCGGACTGCTGCTTGGTGTCGGCGGCAGTACTCTGCGATCAGTTTCTCGCGTTCCTCATCGCACCTGCGATTCCTGAATCGACCATCGGTGGTTAGATAGATCTTGCCTTCACTGAGTAAGGTGTCTGCTACGCGCTTCATTACTCGCGCGGTTGTGCCAAATACTTTCCCTAGATGATAAAGATCTGACGTTAGGCTTCCATCACCGTCATACATCTCCAGAAGGAATGAGATGTAGTAACCGCGCATCTCCATGCTCATCGCGCGGACGCCGTCTCTAAAATCCTGAATATCAAGACGAATCCACGTCATCTTAATATCTTGCTCATCTGGAATTAGGCGCGGGCCGCCGTTGTGTCCAATCGTCATGCTCAGCCCTCCCGTGCCAAATTAGAGAACCGCGTGAACGCCCCCTCGAAAGCAAGTTCGACGGTCCCGGTCGGGCCGTGACGCTGTTTCCCGATGATGATTTCAGCCTTGCCCGCCACGCGCGACATACGGGCCTGCCAATCACTATATTTTGGGTCGTTCTCGTCGGGCCGTTCGCGCTCGACGTAGTATTCCTCGCGGAACACAAACATAACAACATCAGCATCTTGCTCTATCGACCCGGACTCGCGCAGATCGGAAAGCTGGGGCCGCTTGTTCTCCCGGCTTTCAACATTGCGGGAGAGCTGCGACAGAGCCAGGATCGGGATTTCCAATTCCTTCGCTAAAGCCTTGAGGCCAACCGTGATTTCGGTTATTTCCTGAACCCGATTGCCGCCTTGCGTGTTGCGTCCGCCGATGAGCTGAAGGTAGTCCACCACCAAAAGCCCAATTCCGTGCTGGCGCTTCATGCGCCGGGCGGACGCCGCTATCTGCGGCAGTTTCAATCCCCCGCGGGCATCGATGGTCATCGGGATCTTGCGATACTCGTTTCTGGCCCCGTCCAGCGCCCTCCACTGAGTTTCGGTAATGGTGCCGCGCCGAGTGGCATCAGATGGCACGCCAGCCCGCTCGGCGAGTATCCGGGTTGCCAACTGGTCGGCCGACATTTCCAGCGAGAAGAACCCCACCGGGACGCCCTGGCGCGAAGCCACGTCCCAAGCGATGTTGGTTGCTGCGGCCGTTTTTCCCATCGCAGGACGACCAGCCAGAATCACCAGATCGGTTGGAGCCAGACCGCCCAATAGACGGTCCAGATCGATCAGACCCGTGGATAAGCCAGCCAGCCCACCGTTGCGTGCATAGGCTTCAGAGGCTCGCGCCATGGCCTTGTCGGCGGCCTGCTGCCATGTGACGGCCTTGTCTGAGCCGGTATGGTGCTCGGAGACCGCATAGAGGCGCTGTTCCGCCTCCTCGATCAGCACGTTGGGATCAATGCCGTCCGCCAGATATGACGCCGACGAGACAATATCCTCGCCGATAATCATCAGCGCGCGCCTAGCAGCCAGATTGTAGATGTCGCGCGCGTAGTGCTTGGCTTGGCCAAACGTGCAAGCCCGCGCCGCCAGCCGTCCCAGGTATTGCGGGACGGTCATCGTGCTCGAGATAGGCTCTGCTGTGTCGAAGAACAGCTTGATCGTGGTCGGCGTCGCCGGTTTTCCCGACTGAATAACGCCTATCATCACATCGTAGATGGTCTCGTGCAGAGGGTCGAAGAAGTGATGCCCTGCCAGGAAGTCTACAAAGCTGTCAACGCACTCATTGTAAACGAGAATAGCGCCCAAAAGGGCCTGCTCTATGTCCACGGAATGCGGCGGTTTCAGTCCGGTTTCGCTGGCAATCTGCGCCACATCGGCTTCGGACGAGGGCTTTAGCATCATAACGCCCACCCTCGCCATGTCTTGCAGGAGCCGTGAACATGGAAGAGCACGACCGCATCGCCGATGCGAAACGGGATCAGATCTTCCACGAGAATGTCGAGGATATAGTTCCAGCCGCGCCCGCCCACGTCAGGCTCGAAAAAAAGCCGGTTTTCCGGGCCTTCAAGCCCGTGAAACATTATGTATCTGGGATCTGGCGGGCGACCGTCATTGCGGTTCCAGCCCTTGACGGCCACTACATCTTGATTTATTAACATTTGCAGTTTCGCCTATGTGTCTGAGTTTGCTGCTTTGACTTGTTCGTGAAACGCACTTCCCCCGGCTCGAAACCGGGTACAAATCGACCGGATGGCACCCGGTCCTTACAGACGCAAAAAGGTTCAAGGCCGTCACCGAGAACCCCCCAAAAAGATCAAAGCTCAGGCACCGGCAAGTGTCTGAGCTTTCTGCTTTTTAGGGCTTACACACTGTGATCCCACGCACCATCAGGCCGGACCTGACGCGGTCTTCCAGATCTTCCCACATGCGAACGCGGATCCGCTCCGCGCAGCCTTCGACCGTCTTCGGGCCGGTGGCTCTGCCTTGATGGCAGTCCTCTTCCAAATCCTGCATGACAAATCGAATGAGATTCATGCCGCGACCCTCGGCTTGAAATCATTGATTTTGTCTGATCCGGTGGCCGGCCGGGCAGGCCATGCCGTAGCCGGCCCGCCTTCCGGGGCATCAGGCGGGTCTTGCGGCGGAACGACCGAGTGGCCTGCCGGAGCAACCGAGCTTTCCGCCGATGCGGCAGAGCCAATAGCCATCTCAGCCGGAAGGTACGTGGCAACGGGGCGGCACGCCGGGATGCGGTACAGGTGCGCCCGGTCTTGCCCTGTTCGCTGGCGAACATGGATGAACTCAGGACCGTTGAGGCGCCGCTGGCCCATGTGAAACTGGCGGATGGCGCCGCGTACGAACTGCGCCGATAGCTCCTCCAAATCGTAGAGCACGACGCAATTGGCCCAGTGCATGTCGATCTCGCTGGCCGTGTGCGGCCCGATATGCCCCTCGGCCTGCATGTGCTCGATCAGGATCTCTGCCGCTTCATCCGGCATAACAATGCGCTTGGCCTTGGAACGCACATAGCGCCGCTGATTCGTCTGCACCGGCACCGCGGCCGGCTCAGTCTCCGGCCTAGCCGTCGCGGAAAAGGTGTTTTTCCCGTTGTCCTGTCCTGCGCCGATCGTTTCGCAAGTTTTCTCTCTCGATTTCCCAACATTCTCAGCACCATAGCCAGACTCTGAAAACGAGAGCGCGCGCGTTCGCCAAAAGCTGATCCCCAGGATCCCAAGGTTAACCACTGTGGCAAACATAACGATTTCGTTGGAAAGCACCGTCGTCGCCCCCGCGTTGAAGGTGGAAAAAAGATAGAGATTAGCTCTCGTAGCGTAACACGACAGGGGCGTATCGCATAGCTAAAATCGCTACGTGCGAAACATCAGGAGCCGGAGAGTTGTTTTTTGGTAAAGAAGTCGTCGACGGTGAGCTGCCGCCTCGTCTGCCGGGCCCATGCCAGCATCTTGATTTGGAGGCGCTGGGGGATCGCACCGTCCGTGCCGCCAGCCGATTTAGGCTTGAGACATCTATACAAAGTAGTAGGATGCACCTTAAGGCCAACCGCCAATAGCTCGGGGCCGTCAAAAATGCCGTTGATGATGTGCTCCGCCGGCTGCATGGCATAACGCACACGCCCTTTGCGGCGGCCTGCTTTTCTTCTGGTCTGGCTCATATCCGGTTAAATAGCGTATTTCGCTACTGATGCCAAGAGGATTTGTTAACAGGTTTGCAGCGAATAGCGCTATTTTCTGGTTGCAAATCAAGCCTCTCGGTACGTCTTATGCAGTGTTGACCAAGCAGTCCGTCATAGCTAAACGGGAGGCTTAACGTCTTCTCCGGCCTAAAGGCCGGAGATTTCCTCAGCAGGAGCCTGACGTTCCAGGCCGACACGTAGGATGTTCCGAGCAGCGTTCACGTCGCGATCATGCAACACACCGCAATCAGGACACTCCCAGTGCCTCATTCCAAGCTGTGCGATACCTTTAGGGCCTCCGAGCACACCGCACTCGGAACACAGTTGGGAAGTCCATCGTTCGTCGGCTTCAACATAGGCAGCTCGGTGCCTCCTGGCCTTGTATTCGAGCTGGTGCCGGAACGTCGACCAGCCCGCGTCGAGCACGGACTTCGCCATCCGCGTTTTGGCGAGCTTCTTCGCGTTCACATTGCCGACGACGATCAGTCGGTTCTCGCGAGCGATCTTGGTGGACTGCTCGTGAAGATGGTGGCGCCGGGAGTTGGCGATCTTGGCGTGGATCGCGCGCACGCGGCGCTTGTTGTTGGCGCGGCTCGCCTTGGCGAGGGCTGCCTCGTATCTGCGATAGTGCCGGAGCGCCGGGATCTCGGTGCCGTCGCTGCACGTGGCCAGCGTCTTGAGCCCGAGGTCGATGCCGATCGCGCCGTTGCCGGTGGGCAGATCGCCGGACACCTCGCACTGGAAAGCGACGTACCACCGGCCGCGCGCGTCCTGCACGAAGCAGCCGGCCTTGATATCGCCGTCGATCTCACGGGACTTCCAGAAGTGGAAGGAACGCTTGCGATAGCGTACGGAAGCGCCGTCGACCTTGATGGCGCGAGGGATAAACGGCACCCAGCCGAGAGCGCGCCGTTTGCCGAAGCTGGCCCGGAACCTAGGGCACTGCTTGTGGAGGTCGCGCGACGCGACGAACTGGCGGCAGATGGTCTGCACGGTATCGCTGTGGAGCCCGAGCGCCTCGCCCCAGCCGGTGCACAGCTTGATCAGGTCGAAAGCCGTTGGCCACGGCACACGGGCGCCGGTCATCCAGGCTCGCTGCACGTCGCGCTGGACGCCGCAGCAGAAGTTCCAGACTTGGTTGCACGCAATCGCGTGCCGGGCGAGATGCCTGCCCGTCGAAGCGTCCTTGACGCGGTATTTGCGAGTGAGTATCACGTCTCAGAACATAGTTGGTCTGAGGCCAAAATGCAAGAGTATCGCACCGGAAGACACTGCGTTTTTGCACTACATGTGCATTTGGTCTTCGTCACAAAATACAGGCGCGACGTTCTGTCGAAGTTGGCGATCGAGGATTTGGCCGCGATCTTCTCAAAGGTGTGTGGCGACTTCGGCGCCAACCTCGTCGAATGCAACGGCACCGACGACCATGTGCACCTGCTCGTTGAGTATCCGCCGCAGGTATCAATCCCGCGGCTGGTCAACAGCTTGAAAGGCGTGTCTTCGCGGCGGCTCAGGCAACTGCGGCCGGAGGTTCGCGGGCGCTACTTCAAAGGCGTGCTGTGGTCGCCGTCGTACTTCGCCGCGTCTTGCGGCGGCGCGCCGATCACCATCATTCGCCAATACGTGGAGCAACAAAGAGAAGGCGCGGCTCCTCCCCGGCCTGAAGGCCGAGGTTTCCGCCGCGAGAGAAAAGGATGAACAATTGCCGAACTTGGGAATGTCCCTTAACTTATACTATCAGAGTGCAAAAGGGGTACAAGTGATGGGGCGGGTTTCAGGCAAAACCTGGCAAGATGGCGATGTAAATTTAGGTGAAGTTGCTGGCATTATTGATCGTCGTTTTCCCATGGAAGATCAACGCGCGTTTCTCATGGATGAGAATGCGCCAAACTACAATGTTTCAAAAGGTTCCTACTTGATTTGCGTGCCGCATGAGACCTATGGACATCATGCAATTAGCGGCGCGCTCTGTGTTGTCGAGCGCGGTCGCAACGGCTTGCAGAACTTTTCGCTGCATCGGCACGGTGAGCCGCTTGACGACGATAGCAGTCTGGCTTGGCTGGTCATCGGAGTGAACCTCCCCCTGCTTTGAAACATCCTTTCAAAAAAACTTGCAGTTCCCCCCTTGCGGGTCATAGCGATTTTCGCTATATCAGAGGGGCGCGGCTGAGTCTGGCGTTTTTTTTGACCTGCGCATAGCGGAAATCGCTACAACAGGGTGCACGATGCTGAAACGCAACGATACCATCGCCGACCAGGCCGCGCTGTGCGCGAAGTCCATGTCAGGCCGATGCCTCCAGCTCTCGGACCTCCTCAACACATTCTCCCGCGCTCCCATGCGCGAACTATCGGATCTGTATCCGATGGAGATGCTGCAAGTCTCCGAACTGGTCAGCGGCGCGATCGCCATGCTGACGGCCCTGCATCACCAGATAGAGGAGGACGCGCGATGCTGAGAGGCGACCTCGTGCCATGGCTTCTCATGCACTACGTCCGCGAGCGCGCGTTGCATTTCTATGCGCGGCAAGCGCTCTCTCTCGCCTTCGCAAATGAGAAGGCCGACCTCTACTTTTTGGCTGACTTCGAACTCATGGCCACCGCCCAACAAATGCACAAGGGCATCGACGCCACCAGAGCGATCATCAGCGGCGAGGCTTTTGACGAGACGCAAACCCGATGACGAACAAGACTGGAGAAGTGATTTCGTTCGCCACCGGCAAGACGATCGAGCCGCCGCAGGTCGAGGGCAAGCCGGAAGCCGTCGCAAAGATGGTCTCCACAAAGCACATCAAGGTATGGATCGCATTCACGCTCAAAGCCTTTGGAACGGAATGGGTCGAGCAGGTCTTGCTCACCGAACTCTCGTTCGTGCGGTCGCGGAAGTTGTTTGAAAAGTAGCTTCGTGGTGTCGGTTGATTGAGGAGGACTAACCCTCTCGCGCATGCGGGAAAACGACCACCGCAACAAGAGACGCCGACTATCTTGGAGCCCTGGACCAAGCAGGAATGCGGAACTGAACGACGGGTAAAGCGAGCCTTGGGAACTACGGCATTGCGGCAGGACCGAGAGGAAGTGCTGCGCTGGCCGACCGGCAAAAACCGGAAGTCGTGACAGGGCGGAGAGACGTCCACCAAATTTCTGGTCAACAAAGGGATACTGGATCATGGGTGGTGACGTTTACCGTCATTGGCGTGCCAAGCTGGACGGCAGGAGCGATCAATTCTTTCCGACGATGTACCCGGCCACCGAGCTTGGTATCGTCAGCTTAGAGAATCCCCAGCCCGGCGTATGGTT